AGGTTATTGTAGCCCTCATCCTTCTTACCTTGCCCCGAAGCACCTGTGGGCATATTAGCAGAGTCTTTGCCCCTTGGGCGACCAGAACCTACTGTATAGGAAAATGATGTTACATAAGCTCCTGTATCGACTGGGGATAAGTTTACAGCAGTTCTAGCCACGTCTTCTAGCCTCTCCCTTACACCTCCAAGCACCTTAACCTCAAGGTCGTCTATTACCTTTTTAAAGGAGCCGTTTACTTTAATGGTACTCTTCATTTTACTCCCCTACATCACACAAGTAGCACACTGCTGTACCACCAGAGTAAATTGTGACAACCCTGCTAATCTTTGCGCTGTCTGCATTACCCAATATTATATCATCAGGGGTTGGTTCAGGAATAAAGCCTAGCGAGGGAATTACGCACTTACGAGTTCCACGTATGACTTCACTAGGGTTAAGGATGTTGTAGTCGTAGTAATAACCCGTGAAGGTAGTGTCAGTTGTAGCTGATCCAGTAACAGAGCCTGTAGCTGGGTTGTATGTACCAGCAGTTGTAATTTGACGTAAGGTGAGAGTTTCACCAAAGTCTTGTACTAACTTAAGGAGATCATAGGAACGGAATGACATAGCTTACTCCCTTAAGAATAGTCAGGTGTTTTGTAGCTCGGAGGGTTCTTGAACTGATCCATACGGAAGGCTGGAGGTAAACGGTTAGTGTTAGCCCTCACAGCATTGACCCTAGCGATAGTAATTCCTCCAGCTAGTACACCAATGGCAGCACCAGAAGTCTTAGCCTCGTACTGCAACTGATCTCCTAGAGTGGTGTAGTGCGACATCAGGTCTGAGTATTCAGCCTTGAGAGCGCCAGAGAGTTCTGTTGAGACCCTTCTGGCGTACTGAGCAGCTATTGTACGAGCTAACCATGAGGCTGCGTAGTAAATTCCGTTATTGTTCTGGGAGAGAGCGAAACCAATCTCTTCGTTCTGAGCTTGTTGATCTAAGGCGTTAGTATCGCCTACTAGTAACCTCACTGAGTTGAGACGACCAGAAGCCGTAGTTGTGTCCAAGTTAGTTGGATCGTATGACCATGCCATTCAGTCGTCCCTTCAGTTATTTATCTACGAGAATAGTATCTCGAATACGGTAGAAGTCATCCATGATCCAGTTGCTGTTATTCAGGAACCTACGTATCAGACCTCTTTGTTTGTCGTCTATTGTTGACCTCTTGCACTTCTTCTTTTCGAACTCTGTTGTGCTAGATGTCCTAGCTTTTACCTCAGAGTTAAGAAGACCAACTAGAGTTGTCAGTTGTGATCCAGCCATCTCAGACAGCCTGTCTCCAACTTTATTCTGTACTTCAAGTTCTGCGTTGTGGTAGAGGCGTCCGTAATCGTACAGGGTGGCTACCTTACTAGTTTCTACTCCTAGTTCTAGCCAGTTGAAGTGATCGCCATGTTTCCAAATCTTGCCGTTGCCAGAGAAGCCTTGCTTAATAAAGACTGGCCAGTCAACTTGGAATCCTAGATATGTGGGGTGCATTTGTACTTCCTTATTTCTACTGTTATATTATTTATAATTGGGTGATGCCCAGATTTCTCTGGACACCCCATTAGTTAACGCTACCTATTAGGTAATGATTGCGTTGAAGAAGTAACCCAATGATGGGCCGACTAGCTTCATGTCATAAGCCATCTTAACTTGGATATGCTCTGCAACCTGCATACGCTTCAGCGCATCATCAGAGAATGACTCAACAGTAACACCAAGGTTGTTCGCGCCTTCGATGTTATTCCATGCAAAGGTCAAACCAGATGCTGGGGTCATAAGACCTGCACTTGATGGTGTGTAGCAAAGTAGTGCATTCTTACCACCAATAAAGGCAGATGCTTCTGTTGCACCGTCTGCTGCTGTGTTCTCTACAGCTTCCATGATGAGGAATTTCTCTACACCAAAGATTTCAGCTAACTTAGCGTCAACGATCAAAGCTGGGTTGTTGATGGTTGAACCACCGTTCAAACGAGCCAAGATGTCTGGGTGGTTGACTAAGATGTCGCGCACTGCCTTACCAACAACCATTGTGTTGGGCTTGAAGCCACCAGAACTCAACTGCATTGTCTGAGCAGCAAGAGTTACGTTAGCGATAGGAGTTGAGTTAGTGTAGTCACTCCAGAGAACAGGTTCGTTACCAGATGCGTTAGTTTGACCAGTTACGGATGTTCCCCAGACGCCATCTACGAAGAATGTAGAAGCGAACTGCTTCTCACGGTGGATTAACATACGGTTCACTAGCATCTCAGCGCCAGCAGAACGGATGTTCAGCATGTCATCTTCGTTAGCAAGTGTCTGCTCATCGAAGTCCATGCCGAGGCCATACACGTCAGCAAAGTAAGCGTCATTTGACAGCTTCTGGCCTACGCGGTTGACTTCTGTACGAGGTGCTAGTTTCTTAACGTCACCAGAGCGGTTAGCGTTTGCACGATCATACAAGTAGTATTTATCTGACTGCTTTGGAACACCAATGACAGGGAATACCTTATCAGCGACGAAAACAGTTTGCTCTTGTACATAGGCCAGTGTCAAGTTTGACAGTGGTGCGTCCAAATGTACCTGTGCGGGGGTCAATAGTGGCATATTATATTTCCTTAATTCTAGCTATTAAGCTGAGATGTTGTTAGCGAGAGAGATGTCCATTGCAATGATTACGCCTACTGCTCCAGCTTCTAAAGCTGTTCCGACAATGACGTCATTTGTAGCAGCGGCAATTACATGGCCTGATGCGTTAGTTGCAGCGTTGGCACCTAAAGTGATACCACCAGTACCTACTTCTACCATTACGACACCAGAGACTGTTACGGTGCAAGCGTTGGTAGCAGCAGCAGGTACAGTTAGTACGCCCAGCGGAGCTTCGCCAGCGCCACAGATGACAGCATTTGCATTAGCATCGTACTTGACCATTGCGAACTGGTTAGTGCTTAGGTCAGCACCAGCGAGAACTGTACGGTTGTCACGAGATTGGATGAAAGACATTATTTATTCCCCTTTATAGGATTTAGTGATGAGAGACTTGCCTTCTTCGGTCTTTGCTACAGCAGCATAAGCCTTTGCGAAGTCACTTTTCTTTAGTTGGTTGTCGTCCATGTAGGACTTTACGAGGGCATCTAGTTTGTCGGTAGGTGAAGTAAAATCACCGTCTACATCAGACTTACCAAATTCTTGCATGGAAGCGGCAAAAGCTGCATCAGCGGCCTTTAAGGTTTCCATAATTGCATCATCTTCTGAGAAAGACTTCAGAAGGGTTTTTGCTGAACCAGTCTCAAAGTGTGGTAGGACTTCGCCTGCACTCTTAGTTAACTCAATGTCAGCCTTTTCTAACTCATGTTCGCGCTTAGAAACTTCAGCAGCTTCAAGTGCTTTCAGGACTGGGGCTGGAATGGCGCTCTTAGCAACCATCTCTCCGCTGATGTCCATCATCTCTTCTTCCGCTTTCTTCTCAATCGACTCAGCACGAATAACGTAACCGTTGTCGATCAATCCTTTGCGGAGGTGTTGGTTCTCCGTAGAAAGTCTGTCTATATCAGCCTTCAGGGTTTCTACATCAGTGATTTCAGGGCTAACCTCTGAAGGTTCTGTTGCTTCAACAGCCTCTTCACTTTTGTACATATCCATAGCTTTCATAGCCATTTCACGGTCAACGCCTTTTTCTGCCATGTATGCCTTGATTTTGGCTTCCATTTCTTCAGTCATTTTAGTAACTTCCTCTTCCGAGTTATCACGCTTGAAGAGGCTAACCATTGCCTGAGCATTAGCAGGACGATCCACTAAGGATAGTTCTTCAAGGTGCAGTTTTGTTAGGAGATTGGGCAATTTATAGCTCCTCTTTTATAGCTCTTCCACCAATGGAAAACGCCGCTAGTTCACCCGACTTAACCATAGCCCAGACATCATCATCGAATACTTTGTAAGCAACGATCCATCCTTCACGGTTAGACTGGATACCAAGAGAGTCACCAATTTCTTTAGTGACTGGAAGAGAGTGAACGACTACGCCTACTTGCTTCCCTGTGTGCATAGCCTTGCCAACTCGCACATGCTCCATAAATTCGTTAACGGCTTTGACTAGCGTGTCAGCCCCGATCATATCACCTTGGCGGTCTACTACAGGTTCACCATCTTCAGTGATAACTGAGGCCCAGCCAAAGACCATACGTTGTTCTTCATCGACCTTAAGGATTTTACCTTCTATGCTCTTTGTCATGGTGTGTTCAAATCCGTTCTCTTGCAGGTCTAAATGTTCTTGTAGTGTATTTACCTTTATACTTTCTCCAGTTTCAGGGTTATACATCGTGTGAGGTTCGAAGTTCTCCTCATTATACTCAGCCATATTACCTCCTGTTATCCTAATTCTTTGGTTATTACTAAGGGAAGTGAACCACTGTTAGGAAAGGTCTCTATTGAACCATTGCTGTATGTGACCTCAAACTGAACAGAGAACGTACCAAAGGCATTCGTATCTGCTGCGACCCAATTGTACTGGATTTCTCCTTTTGTCGCGTCAGTTATTGTCGTAGCGGCATCGACCTTTAGTACAGTTCCCCCTAACGGCATTACGTGTATCTTACAGGCTGCTCCAGTTAGGTTAATTACTGCATTAGCTCCATCTCTAAGAGTTGCCTTTATAGACGGTGACGTGTCATTCTGAGTGATGGTAAAAGCCATTGTTAAGCCGCCTTATTGTTTTGATTTAGGACATTTGCAGAATTACCCGAAGCTATAACGGTTGCAGTGTTACTTTGTTCAACCGTCACACTGTTTATTGTGTTTCCTGTGATAGACACTGCCCTTCGGCCAGAAATTATAGATATTGAGGTCTCTGCAACTACAGGGTTAGCACTGACTACATTAACTGGGATTAAGTTGTCATTCTCAGATAACTGAGTGCTACCAACTACAGGGTTAGCACTGACTATATTAGCTGGGATTAA